CTCCCGCCACACGCTTTTGCGTAGGTTGGGCTTCCGGGTCTACGTCCTGGACAACGAAGAACAGATTGGAGGTATCCTTGATGAGATACGCACCGCATGATTACCAGGCTTATGCCATCGACTATATCGAGACCCATCCCATTGCCACCGTGTTTTTGGATATGGGCCTTGGCAAAACAAGCATCACCCTCACAGCCGTCAACGACCTGCTGTTTGACAGCTTTGAAGTCCACCGCATCCTGGTCATCGCACCGCTGCGAGTGGCACGGGACACATGGACTGCTGAAGTAGATAAGTGGGATCACCTTCAGAACCTCATCTGCTCCGTGGCTGTCGGCACAGAGGCAGAACGCAAAGCCGCCCTTTTGCGACAGGCTGACATTTACATCATCAACCGTGAGAATGTCCAATGGCTCATTGAGGAAAGCGGCATCCCGTTCACCTTCGATATGATCGTGATTGATGAACTGTCCTCCTTCAAGAACCACAACACAAAGCGGTTCAAGTCTCTGCTGAAAGTCAGACCCAAGGTCAGCCGCATCGTTGGCTTGACCGGCACTCCTGCCTCCAACGGTCTGATGGATCTGTGGGCAGAGTTCCGCATCCTGGATATGGGTCAGCGGCTTGGAAGGTTCATCACCAAGTACCGCACCGACTACTTCATGCCGGACAAGCGGAACGGTCAGATCATCTATTCCTACAAACCGCTGCCGTATGCAGAGGATGCCATCTACAATAAAATCGGTGATATCACCATCTCCATGAAAGCCACTGACCACCTGCAGATGCCGGAACTGATCAGCAGCGAATACAGCGTCCAACTGTCCGATGAAGAGAAATCCCACTACGAGGAACTGAAGCAGGACTTGGTTTTGACCCTGGGTGACGGCGAAATCACAGCCGCCAACGCAGCATCCCTCTCCGGCAAGCTGTCGCAGATGGCAAACGGAGCAATTTATGACGATGACGGCAACATCCTCCACATCCACGACCGCAAACTGGACGCCTTGGAAGATATTATCGAAGCCGCCAACGGCAAGCCTGTTCTTGTAGCTTACTGGTTTAAACACGACCTTATCCGCATATCCGAGCGGCTGAAAAAACTGCATATCCCGTTCTCCCGCTTGGATGACTCAAGCAGCATCCGCAGATGGAACAACGGAGAAATCCCTGTGGCACTTATCCACCCTGCATCGGCAGGTCACGGTCTCAACCTCCAATCCGGCGGTTCAACCCTCGTGTGGTTTGGGCTGACATGGAGTTTGGAACTGTATCAACAGACCGTAGCCCGTCTATGGCGGCAGGGACAGACATCCGAAACCGTGGTGGTGCAACACATCATCACAAAGGGCACCATTGACCACCGCATCATGAAAGCCCTCTCCCAAAAGGAGCATACACAGACGGCACTTATCGATGCCGTAAAAGCGGACTTGAAAATCTGAGACAATCCGTGCCAATCCGAGAATTTCAAAATATCGGAGGTACGAATATGAACCCTTACCAGGCATTAGCCAACGCCATTGTAGAACTGGCCGAAAAAGACTACAAAAAAGCCCTCAAGCAACACTACCGTTTTCCCTTCAACAAGGAGTATGCAGACGAGGTTACCAGTTTGGAGCGGTTCTTCCGATCCGGCTGGTACGGAACGCTGACCGACTTTGACGGTGAGTACCTTATGACGGGTGTTCGCCGTATGGTGCGAATGGAGGTGGCGGCATGACAGCAAAGGAATATTTGCAACAGGCGCGTTTCTTGGATCAGCGGATTGACTCCAAAATTGCCCAGGTCGCATCTCTTAATGACCTTGCCACAAAATGCACCGCCACTCTGACAGGTATGCCCAGAAACCCCAATCGCGGTGGTTCCACTATGGCAGATGCTGTCTGCAAAATTGTGGATCTGCAAGCTGAAATCAACCGGGACATTGACCGCCTGGTGGATTTGAAGCGTGAAATTATGGATGTAATCAAGGCAGTCCCCAACACCGAGTATCAGACCATTTTGGAAAAGCGGTATCTTTGCTTTACCGCTTGGGAGCAGATTGCAGTGGATTTGTGTTACAGCATTCAGCACACCTACCGTATGCATGATGCCGCACTCAAGGAAGTGGAGCGTATCCTTAATCATGAGAGTTAAAACCATAGAATGAGAGTAGGCTCTTATGATATCATTATAATGGCAAAAGACCATAGAAGAACGGCCTCGCAGGAGCAATCCTGTGGGGCTTTTCTTATGCCCAGAAAGGAGTGCTTGTGTATGGGCTACCGCAAGGTGGGCTACCTGGAACAGCTATGGTACATCCTCAAATATAAGCTGGGCGAACTACTGAAGAGGAGGTGAACCAATGCCGAAGAAACCAAAACGACCGTGTTCTTACCCCGGCTGTCCAAGGCTTACGGATGGTAGGTTCTGTGAGGAACACGCCAAGGCTGAAGCCAAACGCTATGAGAAGTACGACAGAGACCCTGCTGTACGCCGTAGGTATGGACGGGCTTGGAAGCGTATCCGTGACAGTTATGTCCAGGCACACCCGTTGTGTGAGCGTTGCCAAGAGCAAGGCAAGCTGATCCCTACAGAGGAAGTACACCATAAAATTCCTTTGTCCGAGGGTGGCACTCACGCAAGAGACAACCTCATTGCTTTGTGCAAGTCCTGTCACGCACAAATCCATGCAGAGCATGGTGATCGTTGGAACAATCACTGACCCGGTAGGGGCGGTCAAATCTCCGGGACCTTTATCCCGTGCAACGGGCGTGGGGTCACGTGTTGAAAATCGCATAAGTTTTCGGGGGAATAAGCCCCGGCACAAAGGAGGTGTGTAAAAATGGGTCAAAGAGGACCTAAACCCGGCTCTGGCGGCAGACCGAAAAAGCCCATTGCAGACAAGATTGCGGACGGCAATCCAGGCAAGAGACCGCTGACTGTAATTGATTTCAAAGACAGCGCGGCTGACCTGGAAGGACAGGCAATGCCCGCTCCCAAAGAGTTCCTTTCCGCAAAGCAAAAAGACGGCTCTACACTCTGCGCCGCCGAGATTTATGAAAATGTATGGAAATGGCTGTCCGACCGTGGATGCGCCGCCATCGTTTCGCCCGACCTCATTGAGCGTTTCGCTATGGCAAGCGCCCGTTGGATTCAATGCGAGTCCATCACCAGTGAGTTGGGTTTCCTGGCAAAGCACCCCACCACGGGTGCAGCCATTCAGTCACCCTATGTGGCTATCGCAAATACCTACATGACGCAGGCGAACCGCTTGTGGTCAGAAATTTTCCAAATCGTCCGTGAGAACTGCACCGGCGAATATGGTGGAGCAAGTCCCCAGGACGACGTGATGGAAAGACTACTTCGTGCAAGGAAAGGATAATGTTTTATGTTTGAGAAAGTAAATCCGTGCCACCCGGATAAGGTGGCAGACCGCATTGCCGGTGCCGTTGTGGACATCGCATACGAAACTCAAATCGACCCCAAGGTCGCCGTTGAGGTTCTCATTGGTCATGGTGTCTGCCATATCATTGTGGAAACTTCCGCAAAACTGAACAGAGATAAAGTTTCTGCTGCCGTAAAACGCATTGCAGGTCCTCTCGATGTTCTCTACTCCGAAGTACCCCAGGATGCACACCTGGCAAGAAATCAATCCGATGCCATCCGCTGTGGTGATAACGGCATCTTCAAAGGAACTCCAGTTACCGAGGAGCAGAAAAAGCTGTGCAAGATTGCAAAGGACATCTACACCGCTTGCTCCTATGACGGCAAGTACATCCTGGACGGTGACCGTTTGATTATCTGTCAGAGCAATGCCAAGACGGAACACCTCCGTGAGGTTTATCCCAACGCTGAAATCAATCCCCTGGGTGACTGGACCGGCGGCACTGATGTCGACACCGGTGCTACCAACCGCAAGCTGGGCAGTGATATGGCTGACTCCGTTACGGGTGGTGGCCTCCACGGCAAGGATCTGTCCAAGGCTGATGTCAGCGTGAATATTTACGCTTGGCTTAAAGCACAGGAAACCGGGAAGCCTGTGGAACTGTGCTGTGCCATCGGTGACGAGACCGTTGACGGTGTTCCTTATTCAGAAATCGTGGAAACAGCCAGGGCGTTCATCCGTGATCGTGGCGGATTTGAAGCCTTCGCTGAGTGGGGTCTTGTATGGTAATTGAAAAGAAAAACACGGCAGACCTACTGCCTGCGGACTACAATCCCCGCAAAGACCTCAAGCCCGGTGATGCGGAATACGAAAAGCTGAAGCGTTCCATTGAACAGTTCGGTTATGTCGAGCCTGTTATCTGGAACAAGACCACTGGCAGAGTTGTGGGTGGTCATCAGCGTTTGAAGGTTCTCATCGACATGGGCATTTCCGAAGTGGAATGCGTTGTGGTGGAGATGCCGGAGGACAAAGAAAAAGCCCTTAACATCGCACTGAATAAAATCTCCGGCGATTGGGACAAGGACAAGTTGGCTCTGCTCATCGCAGATTTGCAGGGTGCGGATTTTGATGTGTCCCTCACAGGTTTCGACCCTGCGGAACTGGATGACCTTTTGGACATCGGCGCCGATGCCAAAGATGACGATTTTGATGTGGATGCCGAACTGGAAAAGCCCACCTTCTCCAAGGCAGGTGACATCTGGATGCTCGGCCGCCACCGACTCATCTGCGGTGACAGCACCAAGGGTGAAACCTATGAGATGCTGATGGGCAGCACCAAAGCCAACCTGGTCATCACCGACCCTCCTTACAATGTGAACTACGAAGGCTCCGCTGGCAAAATCAAGAATGACAATATGGCTGATGAAGCCTTTTATAACTTCCTCTTGGCGGCATATACGCAGATGCACTCTGCTATGGCAGATGACGCATCCATCTATGTGTTCCATGCCGACACCGAGGGGCTGAACTTCCGCAGGGCTTTTGCCGATGCGGGTTTTTATTTGTCCGGCTGTTGCATTTGGAAGAAGCAGTCCCTTGTCCTGGGACGCTCACCTTACCAGTGGCAGCACGAACCCTGTCTGTATGGTTGGAAGAAGAACGGCAAGCATCAGTGGTACACCGGCAGGAAGGAAACCACCATCTGGGAGTTTGATAAACCCAAAAAGAATGGCGACCATCCTACCATGAAGCCGATTCCGCTGCTTGCGTATCCAATTAAGAATTCCACAATGAGCAACGCGGTGGTGCTTGACCCCTTCGGCGGTTCCGGCAGTACCCTAATTGCCTGTGAACAGACCGACCGTATCTGCTACACCGTGGAACTGGATGAAAAGTTCTGCGATGTAATCGTGAAGCGGTACATTGAGCAGGTTGGCTCTGCGGAAGGTGTAACCGTACAACGTGACGGGCTGACCTACAAGTATGAGGAGGTCGCAAATGAATAATCTTACCCTCGGCAGTCTGTTTGACGGCTCCGGCGGGTTTCCTTTGGGCGGCTTGATTTCCGGCATCACTCCTGTTTGGAGTTCGGAGATCGAGCCGTTTCCTATAAGGGTAACCACCAAGCGACTGCCTTTCATGAAACACTACGGCGATATTTCCAAGATGGATGGCGGAAAAATCGAACCCGTGGATATTATCACTTTCGGCTCACCCTGCCAGGATATGTCGGTGGCAGGCAGACGAGATGGTCTTGATGGTTCAAGGTCGTCTCTTTTTTATGAAGCCATCCGTATCATTAAAGAAATGAGGTGTGCTACACATGGAAAATACCCCCGTTGGATCTGTTGGGAAAACGTCCCCGGTGCCTTCTCATCGAATGTCGGATGCGACTTCCAAGCAGTCCTCGAAGCGGTCATCGGCGTTGTCGAGCCGGACACCCAGGTGCCTATGCCTGAGAAAAACAAATGGCCTCACGCAGACTGCTACATGGGAGACGGATGGAGCGTTGCTTACCGAACTCTCGACGCTCAATATTGGGGAGTCCCCCAAAGAAGAAAACGCATCTACCTTATCGCAGATTTTGCAGGTCGGTGTGCCTGTGACGTACTTTTTAAGTCCGAAGGCTTGTCAAGGTATTCTGCGGAGGGCTTCCGCTCGTGGCAAAGAACTGCCGGAAGTGTTGCGGATCGCATTGGAGCAACAGGCTTCGATGGCTACAACGGAAATCTGACCGGCGATGTCAGTTCCACCCTTGGAGTAAACTGTGGTATGAGTACCGGTCGAAACGGCATCGTGCTGAATGACCAGGGCGGCAACCGAATGGATGTCACTGATGATGTCACCGCCACGCTCCGAGCCGAGGCTCACCACCCTCCCTGCGTGATGGAGTCCGCAGGCTTCTGCACCGAACACTCCTCCAAGAGCCGTAGCATCGGCTACGAGGAAGAGGTTTCTCCAACGCTCCGGGCGGGTGTAGTTCCCGCTGCTGTTGCTTTGGAGAACCATCCTGCTGACAGCCGTGTCACCATCTCCGAAGATGATAAGGTGCAAACCCTCACTTTTCGAATGGGGACCGGCGGTGGCAATGTCCCTCTCGTGATGAATTGGGACGGTGAACAGACCGCTCCCACGCTTACCGCACACAACACAGGTGGCAATCAGCGGATGCCGGACAAGAACCACTTCAATTGTGTTCTGCAGGCTTTCGGCATCAGTTCACATGACAGCAATGCCATGAAATCTGCTAACCCTCACAGCGGAATTTACGAAGCAGACACCTCCCGTACCATTGATGGCAATGGTGGAAACCCCGGTTGCAACCAGGGCGGCATCATTGTGATTGAGGGTAACGGCACTCGTCCTTCCCACCAGGGGGACGGCTATAAAGAGTCCGATGTGATGTATACCCTCAACACGGTCGACCGCCATGCTGTCTATGCAATGACCACGGGTAGCTTCGCCCAGGTTGCCGAAGACAAAGCCCCCACAGTCCTTGCCAGGGATTATAAAGACCCCACTGCTGTTTGCTATGGCATCGGCAGGGACACTTTCAACCAGGGCAAAAACGCAAAATTCTCTCCAACCTTCGAGCCAGAGTTGCAACCGACACTCGTTGCCAAAGGGCCCGGTGCAGTGCAGAACGGATACACCGTCCGCAGACTCACTCCTACTGAGTGCGCCCGCTTGCAGGGCTTCCCGGACTGGTGGTGCGATGACCTGGGCATTGAGCCTACCACGGATGATCTCCGCTATTGGTACGGTGTATTTGAAACGCATCGAAAAATTGTCGGTTCGTCCTCCAAGCCCAAGACGCTGAAGCAGATTGCAAAATGGCTGCGAGACCCCCATTCGGATGCAGCCGAGTATAAGATGTGGGGTAACGGAGTGGCTCTGCCGTGCGTGGTTTTTGTGCTTTCCGGCATTGTCTGGTGTACACAAAATGAAGGCTGATATGTGCGGATATAATCTACACCGCAAATGTGCGGATATGACTGGATATATCGGAACACTGACGGTAATATGTGACTACCCAAATTAAAGGAGGTAAAACACATGATTATCAACTACAATGTCAGCGGTTCCGACCGCAAGCGCCTGGTCGCAGCCATCGCAGAACACACTGGCGAGAAGGCTAAGTACCTCGGCGCTCCCGGCTTTGCCTACCAGGTTGGCGGTTACACCATCAGCGTGGACGGACAGGTCACCATCGAGGACAACAGCACCGCGGCCGCCCTCATCCGATTCCTTCGGGAGAAGGGTTTCCAGGCAAAAGATCCTCTCGCAGACTGCGTTGCCGATGAGGAAGAAAATTCCGATTCGACTGAAATCGATGGAATCTGCATTTCCATGCCTCGCAGCCTTTTTACCGATGCCAACCTGGAGAACCTCAAAGGCATCATCGCAGCCAAGGGAGGCCTCATCAAGAAAGCCCTGGGTACGGACAGCCTTCCCCTGGAAATCACCGACACCAAGGTTTCCTTCCCCTGGTTCCCCGGCATCCCCACCCCTGATGAGATGAAAGCCTATGACACCTTCATCTGCAAGCTGTGCGAAATGGCACGAAACCAGAAGCGTGTGGTGGCAAAGGAAAAGTCAACGAACAACGACAAGTACTCATTCCGCTGCTTCCTTCTGCGCCTCGGCTTCATCGGCGAGGAGTATAAGTCCGAACGAAAGATTCTGCTCCGCAACTTGACGGGCAGTTCTGCATTTAGGTGAGGTGACAAAGATGAGATTTCCGAGCAAAGAAACGGTGGAGCGAATCCGCCGAGAGTACCCCATTGGCTGCCGTGTGGAACTTACGATGATGAACGATCCGTACCGCACTGATCTCGTCCCTGGATGCCGTGGCACGGTTCGTGGCGTTGATGACACGGGAACAATCCATGTCCGTTGGGACATTGGGTCGAGCCTGGGTGTTGTCTACGGCGAAGACTCCTGCAGAAAGGTGGTCGAGGATGATGAGTGAAAAAGTGCGTGAGCAAATCCTCGAAATCCGGGCAACCGGACTAACCAATATGTTCGATGTGAACATGGTGCAGCGTCTTGCCTTTGACCGAGGCTTTTATGAATTGGTGATTTACCTGGAAGAACACCGCTCCGAATATGTGCATTTCATTATGACGGGCGAGTCATAAACTACACAATTTCAGTGCCGCAAATCGCAAAATGATCGTGTAGTTTATAATCGCAAAACCACTGGATATTATGTGTATTTAGAGGTAATATGTGTCACACCGAAAGGGAAAACACAGAAAAACGGAGGAAAAAACATGGAATTTACCACCATCGAAAAACTTCAGATGTCCGTTTCAGCAAGCTACGGAGCGGTTCTCAAGTTCGGCGACAAGGTTTTTGTCACGGACTGTCATTGGAAAGGCGGCTTCACCGCTGAAATCTACGAGTTTGTTGAGTTCCCGGAAGATACCGGGCTTGGCGATATTGAGTGCCGACTGACCCCCTGGGCAGAGTCCGAAGAAACATTCAAGGACAATGGACACGCAATTGCCTGGTGTTTTGAACAACTGAAATAACCTACGCTAATCAAATAGCCCTGGGATAGAGCCGAGAGGCTCTGTTCCTCGTATACGGCAAGTCGCACCAATTATGGTGGCGGCTATTTTTTATACCCTTTCTGAGGAGGTGACGCATATCAGAAAACTGAAAAAGTACAAACCGACCCGTTTTATGAATGAGGGGTCCTACTACGATAAAGCCTCTGCTGACTATGCGGTTGCCTTTATTGAAAGCCTGTGCCACACCAAAGGCACCTGGGCAAGAAAGCCCTTTGAACTGATCGACTGGCAGGAGCAAATCATCCGGGATGTGTTTGGCACTCTGAAGCCCAATGGCTATCGGCAGTTCAATACCGCCTACATCGAAATCCCCAAGAAGCAAGGTAAATCCGAGTTAGCGGCTGCCGTGGCTTTGCTTCTGACCTGCGGTGATGGCGAGGAACGCGCCGAGGTCTACGGCTGCGCAGCCGACCGACAGCAGGCTTCCATCGTTTTCAACGTGGCTGCGGATATGGTTCGTATGTGTCCGGCACTCTCCAAACGAGTGAAAATCCTGGACTCCCAAAAACGAATCATCTATCAGCCTACGGGCAGTATCTACCAGGTGCTGTCTGCCGATGTTGGCAACAAGCACGGATTCAATACCCACGGCGTTGTTTTTGATGAATTGCATACTCAGCCGAACCGAAAGTTGTTTGATGTTATGACAAAGGGTTCCGGCGATGCACGTATGCAACCGCTGTATTTTCTGATCACCACGGCGGGTAACGACACCAAGTCCATCTGCTATGAAATCCACCAGAAGGCAAAGGACATCATCGAGGGCAGAAAAATCGACCACACCTTCTATCCCGTTATCTACGGTGCGGATGAAGAGGACGATTGGACGGACCCTGCCACCTGGAAAAAAGCCAACCCCTCCCTGGGTATCACTGTCGGCATCGACAAGGTGCGTGATGCCTGCGAGTCGGCAAAGCAAAATCCCGGCGAGGAGAACTCTTTCCGTCAGCTTCGTTTGAACCAATGGGTCAAGCAAGCTGTCCGTTGGATGCCGATGCACCTTTGGGACAAATGCGAGTTCGCCGCCCACGAGGACGATCTGGAAGGCCGTGTTTGCTACGGCGGTCTGGACTTGTCCTCCACAACGGATATCACAGCCCTGGTGCTGGTATTCCCACCCACCGATGAGGACGATAAATATGTGGTTCTCCCGTACTTCTGGATTCCAGAGGACAATCTGGATCTGCGTGTCCGGCGCGACCATGTTCCTTATGATGTTTGGGAACGACAGGGCTTTTTGCAGACCACCGAAGGCAACGTTGTTCACTATGGTTACATCGAAAAGTTCATAGAACGGCTCGGTGAGAAATATAACATCCGTGAAATTGCCTTTGACCGATGGGGCGCTGTACAGATGGTGCAGAACCTTGAGGGTATGGGCTTCACGGTCGTTCCTTTTGGACAGGGCTTCAAAGATATGTCCCCGCCGACCAAGGAACTTATGAAATTGGTGCTTGAGGAACGCATCGCCCACGGCGGGCATCCCGTTCTCCGTTGGATGATGGACAACATCTTTATCCGCACCGACCCTGCCGGAAACATCAAGCCGGACAAGGAAAAATCCACAGAGAAAATCGACGGTGCGGTTGCCACCATTATGGCACTCGACCGTGCAATCCGCTGTGGCAATGATACCAGTGCTTCGGTTTACGATGACCGAGGCATTTTGTTTATATAACGGAGGTGTGAAATGGAAAAACCTAAACTTCATATTGTTTCGCTCTCCGGTGGCAAGGACTCAACCGCAATGCTTCTGCGAATGTTGGAGGAAGGAATGCCTGTAGATCTCATTCTGTTCTGTGACACCGGCTTGGAGTTTGAAGGTATGTACCACCATATCGACAAGTTGGAAAAGTATATCGGCAGACCGATCACCAGGCTCAAATCCAACTATGATTTTGAGTATTTGCTGTTGGAGCATATGCCGAAACGTAAGAACCCGGAATTGTTCGGTCGAAAGGGTTACAGTTGGGCGGGTCCCCGTAATCGTTGGTGTACCGCAATGCTCAAACAGCGTGTCATTGACCGCTATCTTCGTAATCTTCGAAAGGATTACGAACTGGTGCAGTACGTTGGCATCGCAGCAGATGAACCGCAGCGTGTCCACGATTTTAATTATCCGCTGATTGATTGGGGGATGACCGAGGCAGACTGCCTTGCCTACTGCAAGGAGCGGGGCTTCGATTGGGATGGTCTATATGACATTTTCCATCGGGTTTCCTGTTGGTGCTGTCCGCTACAATCCTATGATGAACTGCGGAAACTCCGTAAGCATTTCCCGGATCTGTGGACAAAACTGCGTGATTGGGATTCTCGTACCTGGCGAACATTTTTGAAAACTTACTCCGTAGAGCAATTGGAGAAACGCTTTGCTTTTGAGGACGAACGGCTTGCAGCCGGACTCCCCATCAAAGGCAAGGCGTTTTATATTGCTCTGCGAGAACGACTGAAGGCAGGTGATGTGTAATGGGTATCTTTTCTGGGCTATTCAAAACCAGAGATAAGCCCGAAAACAGAACAGCCGGTAGTGCCTACACCTTTTATATGGGTGGCTCGACTTCCGGCAAGTCGGTAACGGAGCGTTCTGCCATGCAGATGACTGCCGTGTATTCCTGTGTCCGAATCCTGGCAGAGGCTGTGGCGGGTCTTCCGCTACACCTTTACAAATACACGGACGGCGGTGGCAAAGAAAAAGCTATCGACCATCCGTTATACCGACTGCTTCACGATGAGCCGAACCCGGAGATGAGTTCCTTCGTGTTCCGTGAGACCCTCATGACGCACCTGCTCCTCTGGGGTAATGCGTATGCGCAGATTATCCGCAACGGCAAAAATGAGGTCATTGCCTTGTATCCACTGATGCCAAACAAGATGTCCGTGGACAGAGATGAAAACGGCCGATTGTACTATACCTATTACCGTGGTCCCGATGAAGCCATTAAAAATAAGGATTTTGCTGTAACGCTTCAGCCTTCCGATGTGCTTCATATTCCCGGACTCGGCTTTGACGGCCTCGTTGGTTACAGCCCCATTGCGATGGCCAAAAATGCTATCGGTATGGCAATTGCCTGCGAGGAATATGGTGCTAAGTTCTTCGCCAATGGTGCGACACCGGGCGGTGTGTTGGAGCATCCAAGTACCATCAAGGACCCACAGCGAGTAAGGGATAGTTGGCAGGCTGCCTTTGGCGGCAGTTCCAATTCCAACAAAGTGGCTGTCCTGGAAGAAGGAATGAAGTACACTCCGATTTCCATCTCCCCGGAACAGGCACAATTCTTGGAAACTCGCAAATTTCAAATCAATGAAATTGCTCGAATTTTCCGTGTCCCGCCCCACATGGTCGGTGACCTGGAGAAGTCGAGCTTTTCTAATATTGAGCAGCAGTCCCTTGAGTTCGTGAAATACACCCTCGACCCCTGGGTGATCCGTTGGGAACAGTCCTTAATGAGGGCACTCCTCTCCCTGGATGAGAAAAACAAGTATTTCGTGAAATTCAACCTGGAAGGTCTGCTTCGTGGCGATTATCAGAGCCGTATGAACGGCTACGCCATCGGTCGCCAGAATGGTTGGATGTCCGCAAATGACATCCGTGAACTGGAAAACCTCGACCGCATTCCTGCGGAAGAAGGCGGCGACCTTTACCTCATCAACGGCAATATGCTCCCCATGAAAGATGCCGGGGCTTTTGCAAATACAAGCGTTAACGGAAAGGAGGAAGAAACCGATGAAGAAGTTCTGGAAGTGGAAGAACCAGGCACAGACGGAGACGGCTCCGGCGGAGAGGACGCTGTTTCTCAACGGCACCATCGCAGAGGAAAGTTGGTTTGATGATGACGTCACTCCACAGCTTTTCAAAGAGGAATTGATGGCGGGGTCCGGTGACATCACCGTGTGGATCAACAGTCCCGGCGGTGACTGCGTGGCTGCCGCCCAAATCTACAATATGCTGATGGATTACAAGGGCAACGTCACGGTCAAAATTGACGGCATCGCTGCCTCCGCAGCATCCGTTATTGCTATGGCAGGCACAAAAGTGATGATGTCCCCGGTGTCCATGCTGATGATCCACAATCCTATGACCATTGCCTTTGGCGACTCCGGCGAGATGCAGAAAGCCATCGAAATGCTCGGCAGTGTCAAGGATTCCATCATCAATGCCTACGAAATCAAAACGGGGCTGTCCCGTGCAAAACTGTCCCACCTTATGGATGCGGAAACTTGGATGGATGCCAATAAAGCTGTCGAACTCGGCTTTGCTGACGAAATTATGAAGCGTTCCGATGCCACCAAGGATGTGGAAGCACCTGCGGTCTCCATGTTGTATTCCAAGGCAAATGTGGTCAATTCCCTTATGACCAAGATTGCAGAAAAGTGTGCAATCGACCCCAAACCCACCCACAAACACAGAGCCGATGACCTTATGGAACGGCTCAATCTTATCAAAAATTGGAGGTAATTTATTATGACTATTATGGAACTGCGCGAAAAGCGTAACCAGGCTTGGCAGGCTGCAAAGGC